AAGATCCAGACTTGCCACCAGAACTTGTTGGCTTGGTAGCAGGCTTAGAACCACTTGATCCATTAGCACCGGCTGAAGCGGTTGGCTTTGGAGTTGGTGTTGGCTTTGGCATATGTTTTCCTTTTGTTATAACTTGATGATTAGAGTTTGAATCCATCAAACGCATCATCATTGATTGTATTGTCCACTCCCTTGACATAACTACTCAGTTCTGTCTCTTGAGGGGCAACTTGCAGTTTCTTACTGTCATAATAACTATCCAACCATCCAGACAAAGGATTAGTTTTAGCGTTATTATAAATTTTCTTGTAACCGAGACTGGATAGTCTGTTATTTGCCAACCACTCAACATAGTGTTTAAGACTTTCTGAAGTCAATCCCACCAAATTGCCCTTGCTGAACAAATAATCAGCCCAATCCTTTTCTGCGTTCACTGCCATTTCATAAGCAGCATAGATTTTCTCTTCGTTATTCTTGACGATATCTTGAAATCCTTCATCAGGATTGTTAATCCAATTCTTCATGATGTTCTGAGTGATAGCAACGTGAAGATTTTCATCACGACTGATAAACTTGATGATCTTTGAGTTTCCTTCCATCTTTCCACGATAGCCAAAGTAGAAACTACAAGCAAAACTCACATAGAAAATCAATCCTTCAGTGATCTGCGTAGCAAGAACAGCATCAAACAATTGTTGACGTTCATCCTTACCACCCGTCAAAAGTTCATCATACTTCTTGGAAATTGCCGTAGCACGTTTAACGATCTCAGGATCTTCCAAAATGCTGTTGAAGAACTTGGTAGCATCAGGATACACATTATTCAAAATGTATGTATAACTGTTGCTATGAATAGTTTCAAAGAATGACCAAGTATTCATACAAATTTCCAGTTCTGGATTTGTACAATGCTTCATCAATTCATGAATACTACGACTCAACATACTATCGGTCATGGTTTGAAACTTGAGATTGCTATCAAACACAAACCTTTCCTCGTCAGACAAAACCTTGTAGTCACTAATGTCCTTCACAAGGTTCACTTCTTGAGGACGCCAAAAGAAGTTGAGTTGTTGATCATAAAGTTCATAGAACTTTTGATATTTGATTTTATCATATCTCTGAAGAGATAGATCCTCACCGAAAAACATTGGGTTTCTCAGTTGGTCGATGTTCTTTTTATTCAATACAGTTTTCATATGTTACATAGCACAAGCCCCACTGGTACAACCAGTTGACTCTTCTTCGATTTTTGGTTCAATAACCTTAACGTTTTGTTTATTGTCTTCCATTGCAGTCTGCTTGTCACCATCATCTGTATTAGCGTAATAAAGATTCTTGATGCCATACTTGTATGCCAACAAAATATCCTTAATCACCTCTTGAACAGGAACTTTATTTTGAGCGTATCGTGACGGAACATAGTAAGTATTGGTGCTGATACTCATATCAGTAAACTTCTGAATGGCTGCTGCCACCTTAAGATACCCACTATTGTCCGGCATGTCAAACGCAAACGTGTAATTTTCACTATACTTATCAATGCCAGGTACAACCACCGGCAAAATGTTAGCCTTACTACCCTTGTAGCTAATCAAACTACGAGGAGGTTCAATTCCATTGGTACTGCTCTGAATCACACTACTAGATTCAACAGGCATACAAGCAGTCAACGTACTGTGACGCATTCCATGTTGTTTAATCTTGGCACGCAATTCTTCCCAGTCCATGTGCAACGGTTCAGTAATGAACTCGTCAACATCCTTCTTGTATGTATCGATTGGCAAAATACCCTGACTAAACTTGGTACGTGCAAACTTTTCACACACACCACGTTCCTTAGCCATTTCAGCACTTGCGTCAATCAAGTAGTAACTCATCTTCTCCATCCACTTGGCAACAAAGTTAGGAGCATCCTTATCCCAATACTTCAAACCTTCTCTAGCAAGTAGAGCAGCCAAGTTACTCACTCCGACACCAAGACTACGACGCTTTTTAGCGAAATTCTCGGCAGCAGGAACGAAATAGTTTTGATGTTCAATCAAAGAATCCAACATACGAACGATAACGTCACAGACGCTCTTCATTTCTTCGTCGTCCTTGATTTCCAACCAGTTTACGGCAGCCAAAATACACACACCAATCTCACCATTAGGATCATTCACATCCTCAATAGGAATCAAAGGATGATTCACCTCAAGACAAAGATTGCTCGTATCAACTTGATCCAACCAACTTCCATGTTCATTAGCATGATCTACGAACATTGTGTAAATACGACCCGTTTCAAGACGTTCCTTAGCAAGAAGACCCATCAATTCACGAGCTTTGATCTTCTTCTTGAACTTGATGTTCTTGTTGGCTTCAGCCTTTTCGTATTTTTCCTTGAATTCGGGATATCCGAACGTGTTCCAGAGACTTTCACATTCATGATAACTGAACAATGTTACGTCCTTGTTCTCCAAGAAACGTTCAAAGATCAACTTGTCAAGACCAATACAGTAATCCAACTTACGAACACGGTTATCGTCGGTTCCAGCATTGTTCTTCAACACCAAAATATCCATGATGTCGTAATGAAACCATGCAAAATTGACAGTCGCACTACCGCCACGAATACCGTTTTGGTGACAACACTTCACCGTAGACTCAAAAGCCTTTGCAAAGGGAATTGGGCCTGTATGAATCACCTCTCCATTACGAATTGGAGCATTAGTGGCACGCAAACGACTCAAATTGAGTCCGATTCCATAACGACTAGCTGTTGCAAATCCCACAGCACTGTTATTACTGAAGATACTCTTGAGTGTATCATCAACGGTAAACAAACTACATGAAGCATAACTCTTCATGACTGATCGAACACCGGCCATAATCGGAGTTGGAAGGTTGATCTTGTGTTTGCTGAAGTAGTTATAAGCCTTCTTGACGTACTCAATACGGTTATCAGTGTAGTCCTTGAAGAAAGTCATTGCAATTAGCATATAAGCGAATTGCGGAGTCTCGTAGATCTCCTTGGTACTACGATTCTGAATCAAATACTTGTCACACAACTGTTTGATTCCTGCATAAGTGAAATCAAAGTCACGGTCATGCTTCAAGTATTCATCCAACTTGTCAAAATCCTTCTTGGAATACCATTCCAAAATGGCGTCATCGTACACCAACTTGTCAATATTGGTCTTAACAAGATCATACAACTTGGGAGGATTCTTTCCACCCCACACTTTCTTACGAAGTTGATAATTCAACAACCTTGATGCCACAAATTGATAGTTCGGCTTTTCAACCGTGATCAAATTTGCAGCCGCTTCAATTAACATTGCGTGTATATCACCCGATGTCATTCCATCAAAGAACGACAAATGTGCGTTCATTGCAACTTCTTCAAACGAAACATTTTTGATACCATCAGTTGCCCACTGCAAAACCTTGTTGATTTTGTCAGCACTGAATTTCTCCAATGACCCGCTTCTTTTTTTGATACAGATTTCTTTGTTCATATAGACAAAAAATAACTATGTTAGTTACGTTCTAAATTTTATAGGTTAATGTTCATTTTTGATAATTTTTTTCAACGCTTTGGAGATGTAACATACTATCATTCGTCTTCATCTCCCATGTGAGCATTCCACTTGTTTGATAGTGCTTTCTTAACCAAATTCTCACTATCACCCATTTCGTTAATAATAGACATACCATCCTTAGAATTCTCAGCAAAGATCTGAATATCGCCACAACCAGCATTCATACGACTTGGGAATGTCAATCCATCTGGACCAAATCGATTCTTGATGATGTGGAACCGAGCAGTATTAGCAACTTTATCGGTAACTTTACGACTAACACTCATAACGAAGTCAGCTGTCATGATCTTTCGATAACTGTCAGCGATACTGTTGGCTTGAATAATGTCTTCTTCCATAGCACTACGGTTACTTTGTGAAGCAGTCCAAATAGGAATTTGAAGTTCACCTGCGATACTACGAAGTTCTTCATAAATACCTCCAGCCTCACTATAACTATTGCTGTTACGCTCACTCTGATACGGACGAAGAATGTCGGCGTAGTCAACAATAATCATGTCAACCTTGGTTCCCAACATCATAACACGTTCAGTGTGCATCTTCAAATGATGTGCACTAACCGTTTTGATCGGAAAATACTTGATGAACAACTTGCCAGGCACCTTTTCAATCTTCTGACGAACAATATCCACATTGTTACGAATGTTCTGAAAGTCAATTCCTGTGAAACAACTATCATAACGAAGACCCACATAGTTTTCATTCAACTCCAACGTAATATGAACCACGTTCTTTCCTTGCTTCATGGCCTCAGCACCCAACTTAGCAAGTACCCAACTCTTACCAGCACCAGCACAAGCAGTAACAATACCAATTTGTTTTGATCGTATTTCGTGCCATAACACTCATACGCTTCTCAACATCAACCATATACTCATGACCAATATTGCGTTCCATTCCCGCCTTCATTGCGTTGTCAACCAACGCCTTAACCTGTTCATAATTTCCAGTCTTGAGATGATCAACACTTTCAAGAATGGCAGACTTGAGTTTCTGACTCTTACAAAATTCAAGATACTGTTCCTTCACAAACTTCAAATCACTGTCCGTGATCTTTTGATACACGTTTCGAAGTTGTGTAACAACACTCTCCTTTAAAATTCCATTTTCAATTGCTTCAACCTTGATCTTAAAGACATTCAAAGTTGGCAAATCCTTGTATTGCATAAAGTATGCAACAGTTTGTTTTACAATCCACTGATGTGAATCAGATTCAAATGATGTCGGATCAATGATATCTGATAGTCTTTCCAGAAAAGTCTTGTCACTCAAAATTCCGGAGATGCATTTGATCTGGAATTCAGGTCCATACTTTTTCAAATTGTCAATTACATGGTTCTCATTCATAATAGTATTCTTTTACGTAATCCAGTATAGGTTACGTACCCGTCAATGTATAGTTATTTTAACCGATTTATTATCTGACCAATGTGGTCAACTTACCGAAGCATTCATTGAGCCAAATTTGATAATTTGGAATGTTGTTCCACATTTTATCTTCGGTAACCAACTTGGAAAAACCAACTCTATCAAGCTTCTTTGTTGGCAGATCCAAGATTTCATTTATGCGGAGTTGTGAGAAGCTTTGAATCTCAGTCTCCTTTAGTTGCATCAACGTATAGTTACGTTCAACGATATCCTTATTTTCAAGGATTGTACGATA